CGGCTTGAACTGAGCCATCGTTACCCCCTAGCCTGTAGTTAAGTGTGTATTTACCTGAGCATGCATAATTATCATGCTTAATGTGATCTTTTAAAATAGTATAAAATCTCCTATCCCCACCCCACCCATGATCCCAGATGTGGCATACTTGACGATAGAAGGACGTCTTAAAACAATAAGAACTTGTATCAATTAAATAGGCATCTTTATTGACCCATGCAGGCCAGCGACCTAAAGATTCACAATTATCTACAGTAATGTAATTTTTATCTTTATCATAAATTCGTCTTAACGAATAAGCCCAGTCTAATTTTTTAGACTCAATAGTATTAATCAATGAGTCTATATGATCAGGTTCAAACCAGTTATCTTGGTCTAAGAAGAGAACATAATCGTGATTGATAAGATGGCCAATCCCAGCCATGATTCGATGCCCGTAAAAACCGCCCCCACCGGTGTTAAACGGTAAGTCCAATCGTTTAACTTTTCCACCTGTAATAATTCTTGCATCATTTAATACCTCGTCTACTCTAGATGAAAACTGAACGCCGTCTACTACTAGAAGGTGTTCAACTTCTTTGTTTGTCTGATTTAATACCGAATGTAATGCATCAGCTAATTCTGGTGACCCTATGGTAGGGGTAATAACTAAAATACTCAATCCCACATCCCCTGATAATATTTACCGAATAAACGGAACCCGTTTGCTTTACGATCTTGATGGGCTTTAAGCCCTGGTTGATCTATTTTAATCTTATGAAGATTTTTACCAAAGTCTTTTTCCTTCTCATCCCATTCGGTGTGATCAAAGAACTTCTCTTCACTGTTAGTATCTAGATTCTGTTCAAACGACCAAAGCATTTCATCAAGAGCCCAGTCCCAACGCTTAAAATGATTTTCATCAGTATCATACTCATTTTCTTTAGGAGGGGCAGACGTACTCTTTAACTCTTCAGGTACATCTTCATCATCTACGAAAGGTGCACCGTGTTTTGTTACCTTAAGCTGTTTAAGCATCGGTACAACAATATGAGAAAGAGTATAATCCATACTCCATGTATCCCATTGATCAATTTTAACGTAATTAATCTTAGGATGAATAAAGTCAAGAACTTTTTGAATACCTTGACAGATAGGTGTTAGACGATCTGACCATTTATCAATGATAGGTTCGTCGTAATCAATCTCCCGCCAGAAGAAGACTTTCTCCAGTACCGTATATGGACTAATCCAATGGTAGCGGTATTTGCTCAAATATACCTTCACGTCTATTCCTATCTAAATTAGTTAACTTAAGAGTCTCACCAACTACTTCCATATGGATCCGATCACCTTCACGCCAGTCATCTTCTTTACAAAAGTCTTCAGGTAGTTGAAGGACCCCGTCTCCAGATCCATCTTCGGCGTCTAAAATTTCAGCAGTATAAGTTTTCATAATATGGTACACCCGAAGGGACTCGAACCCCTAGCCAAGGGATTATGAGTCCCCTGCTCTAACCGTTGAGCTACAGGTGTGTTATCTGTTAACACAAGTCATTACCTCGTTCCGAACAACTTGAGTAATAGGATCGTATACCTGAACAAGGCAACTAAAGGTATTAGGTTGATAGATTGGAAATTGCTGAACAATAACCGGGGTCTGAGGTACTTGTTGGTTTGCACGAGCATCAGAAATAATAGCTCCAAGCAAGACTCCTCCAATAAGAGGCGCTACCCATTTACCGCTACCGCCACCACCATGGTAGCGATGACCATGGTGACCGTAATGACCGTGTTGAGCAAAAGCGCTGGTTGATAACAGTAACGCTACAATTGCAATAATCTTCTTCATAACATCTCCTTAGTTGATGAGTCTATTATATATGAATATCGACCAAACAGCAACTGTTACGTTACTGTTAGTATTCTGCGTTATAATGTAACTATCATAGACCGGCCAGTTGAATTCCTGAGCCAAATGCTGAATTATATTGATTATAAAGTTCCTTAACCGGTTTTGCACTCCAGACAATTCTAGCCCTATCTACCTCAATAGAATGATCTTCAGTATAAGGGGCATAAGGGAACATACCCATCATAGGCTGTTCAGGATTCTGACGTGATGGGACCATTTGTATTGCACATGGTTTACTTAAGGTAAGTATTTCACTACCCGTTACATCTGCAATCAACTCTTCACCTGTAATCAATTTTACAACTTTAATCATGTTACAACAATCTCTTCTATAAATTTAAAAGCACATTCTTCATTATAAAATATTTTAAAAAAATATGCAAGTGTTAACGGGTTATGAAAAAACACTAATATCTGATCATCAAAAACACTGGCTTTTATAACCCAGTTTTTTCTCCTGACAGGTATTAGTGATAGTATGATCATGATCCTCTAAACGGTTTAAATGTCTCTTGGCTAATGCCATTCTAGTTTCGATAATAATATTTAGTAATTTTTTTAACATTATAGCATACCTCTTCTTACCAATGTTCTCGTTCTTGTCTCTAGATCTTTATGATCTACAGAATCGCTAAGATAACCTTCTATTTCATTTTGGTATGAGGGGGTAAAAGTTCTTCCCACCCATGACCAGAAATCTGATAGTTTAGGGGCGTCGACACCACCTAGTGCTTCTAGTTCTTTATTCATATCTTTTCCTTGTCTTGTGAACAATTAAAAAGCCCCCGAAGGGGCTTAGTCTTACAGATCGCGATCTTGTGGATCTTCTGTAAGCAGTTGGGGTTTAGTTTTTTTAGGTTTAGCTTCTGAAGTATCTTTAACTTCGATCTTCTTTGGCTTTCTATGTTCAGGAATAATACGCTCAAGGAAAACCTTCAGCATACCATTGAACATCTCGGCATTTTGAACTTCGATTTGATCATCGAGTGCAAACGAGCGAGTAAAGGCACGATTAGCAATCCCTTTGAACAGGAAGTTCTCTTCGGCTTCGTTTGACTGAACGTTACCCTTGATCAACATCTTACCATCATTAAGTTCAATCTCAATGTCTTGTTTAGAGAAACCGGCAACAGCTACTTCAACAACGTAAGTATTATCACCTGTCTTCTTAATGTTGTAAGGGGGATAGTTAGGAATGTTTTTAGTCATATCGTCATGCATTTTAGCAAGACGGTTAAACTGATCATCAAAACCAACAAAGAATTTATCCATGTCTTTAAAGCCAGGACCAAATGTCGTTAGTAATGTCATATTATTCTCCCTTTTTTGCAATACCTGAAATTGCATTTGCGCATGTTTCTGCAGCAATGTTCATGACATCATTTGCAGACTTAGCAATTTGTTTTGTAAAGACACGTTGTGCCTCGACGAAAGCAACTAAAGGTTTTTGAAGGGAATCTTCCTTGACTGTTTGTTTCAGGAAGTTAATTTTGGCGTGTTGAATCGAATCGATAGCCATGTTTGCGTAGAACATATAGTTTCTCCTATTAAGCGAGTTTAAAATTTGATACCCCGAAGGCGTATCGTTGTTCCAGCTTACCGACTACTGGGGTACCTTATCGTTGTACCGGCTTTAGACGCTCCTAAGGTAGAAGAGCCTATTACGTTCCCATCCCAGGGATATTATTATATATGCTTTTACTCATCGAAATCTGTTCTTTTTTTACCAATATTATACTTGGTTTGTAGATCCCACTCGTGCTTGTCTTTATATGAAATTACTTTAATCTGCGATAAAGGAGCAAGTTCGGCAAACTTATTATTTTCAATAATTTTTACTAAGCCCCAATCGGATAGGAGCTTGGCAATTGTATTTCTTCGTTCTAAATCGTTATCCGTAATATCGGCTTGCTTTCCATCTAAGGCAAAGAGCTCTTTAAAGTGAACGATATAGTATTTACCTTGTTTATGTAAGATATGGCAAGACTGATAAAGAATTTTATCTTTACGTGATGCGACACCAATTCTTGTTAACGTTTCTCTTACTTTAAGAAAATCATCTGGTTGAATAAGTAGGACTTCTAGGGGTGCATATCCAGGCAAGTCAATTTTGAAGTACTCGTTTGACATTATTAATTCCACCTTTTTCTAATTTTTGTTCTATCAGGTCAATTTGGGATTGATTTAGAAGGGGAAGTACCTGGCGGGCTTTATCTGTGCTATAACCATAGTATTGTTTAATTACTTCTATCGACTCAATCTTATCAGCTTTGATCCACTTGTTAAAGCGTTTCTTAGGCCTAATATTATTTATTAGAAACTGGAATTGGAGTTTTTTATCTAAATGAGGTCTAGAATTCATCTCATTTGCCTGGATTACGGTATCAGCGCCGTACGAAAGTCCTTTATTTACGATGTATGGAATATACTGCTTTTCAGCCCAGTCATCTACCATTAAATCGTTCTTGTTATAGGTGATTGCATTTATAAAATCGAAGGGTGATATAGCCGGAGCCTTATACGGTTCAATTACTATCTCTACTTTAGGTTCTCCAAACATTACATTAACATCCTGATTAAGCCGATGGAATCTATAGTAGTTAAGAGCAGGTAGTTAGCAAGCATCCCAAACGATTTCCTAGTAAAAGCAGCCCAAGCATACATAGCACAGCCGCAGATCCATATAGGGTAAAGAGTAAGTAGAGGCGGGTTAGGGACGGTTGCTGCCATAGTGATGGAGCAGCCAATACTAATAGCCCAAGCAAGAAGCTCAACGAAAAAACGAAAACGATTAGATTTAAAATCATCTTTTATCCATTCAAATGTAGGTCTCAATAACTCGTTCATTTAAGTTCCACCGATGCCATAATTTCAGTTAAGCATGCAACAAGATTAATTTCTTGATCCGCTACAAACGCAGACTTATACTGGTAGTCAGCAATCGTTAATACTAACTGAGGTACTTGATTAGTCATAGGTATAAGTGTATCGTAGATTTTACGAAATAATGATACAGGATCATTATCTAAATTATTAACAACCCATCCTCTCATTTTTTTCCAGTCTTTATCTTTAATAGAATCGACTAGATCTTTCATATTAGCTTCACTCACACTAACAAGAATACCTTCATCAATAGAACCGGACTGCGAGTAACGCTGAAGCTCATTTAACGTTCTACGAAAGTCTGGAAAATGCTTCTGTACGATCTTAATAATTACTTTTTGATCGAAAGGTATAGCCTCTTGTTCTAGAATACTACATACGCGTTTATAGAAGTTAGCTGCAATTGCTGGCTTATCAGCATTAGGAATCTTAAACTCAATTACCGCGCACCTTGAATGCAAGGGCGGTATAATACGATTCTTAAAATTACACGTTAGAATGAATCGACAGTTACCTGCAAACTCTTCTATAAAGCCACGTAAAGCAGGCTGAGTAGAATTAGGGTTAAGATAATCAGCCTCATCGAGAATTACTACCTTTGTATTACCTGTAAAAGAGACAGTAGATGCAAATTGCTTAATCTTAGTACGTAAGACATCGATACCAGACTCTTCTGATCCGTTAATGATCATATAGTCGGTCTTAAGTTCCTCACACAAGGCTCTTGCAACTGTAGTCTTACCAGTACCGGCAGTACCGCATAATAACATATTCTGAATCTCGCCTTTAGCAACCATTTGCTTAAAGTACTCTTTTTGAGATTCAGGTAGAATACAGTCGTCTATCTTCCTGGGCCTATATTTTTCCACCCAGATAAAATGCTCAGTCATACTCTACCCCTTAAACTACTGAACCAGGCTCGGCAGCAATCCAGTATTGGAGTTGTCTTGACTCATGCTTAAAATGAAGGAACTTAGCTTTACCGTTAGGAGTTTTAGCTACAGTAATATCATATGCATCAGGAATAACTTTTAAGTTCTCTACTGCAATAAAAACATCAAAGTCGTCAAAGGACGTACCGAGACTCTTTTTAAAGTTAGATGCAGTATCGTTTTTACGATCACTCACAGATAACATTACAGCTTGATTCTTACAAGTTACAGATACAGTAGG